CACCGACAAGGGCGATTTTTGGTGGGAATCGTTCTGGCAAGACTACGTCTGGTGGTATGGAACTCCTTTTTCACTTAACGGGTCTATATCCGAAATGGTACCCCAAGGAGACTCGCCTAGAACAACCCGTCAAAGCCCGCGTAGTTGCCAAGGACTTCCAGAAGGGAGTCGGTGAAGTCATCGTCCCGTTCTTGGAAGAGTGGTTGGATATGTCCCTCGTAGCAAAGAAGTACCGCAACCCTATCGGAGTACCCGTTAAGTGGACTCTTAAGAACGGCTCACAGTTCGATATCTTAACTCATGAGCAGAACACGGAACAATTTGAAGGATGGAAAGGTCATTGTGCGTGGTTCGATGAACCACCCCCTCGAGACAAATACATAGCAACCCTTCGGGGATTAGTAGACTTCAGAGGACGGAACTGGCTTACGCTCACGCCCTTGACCCAACCATGGATCTACGACGACATCTACACACAAAACGACACGAAGAGAGTGTTCGTCGTAACCACCGACATACGAGACAATCCCCATCTTGACGAGGAGGCTATCTCAGAATTTGAGAAGAATCTTACGCCTGAGGAGATTGAAGCTCGTATGCACGGTCGGTTCTTACACCTTTCAGGCTTGGTCTACAAGGAGTTCAATCCGATGGTACACATCTGTGAACCTCCTCAGGTCAAAGCCTCTTGGACTCGATACTTCTGTATCGATCCTCATCCACAGACTGCTACTGCCTGCCTCTGGCTAGCCGTTGATCCTTACGACAACCACTGGATATACGATGAGCTCTGGCTTAAAAACATGGACATCGAGCAGATCGCGCATATGATCCATGCCCAGGAGGGGCCACTCCCGCCCCAAATACGCTTTATCGATCCAGCAATGGACAAGGACAACGAACTAGCTGGAGGCTTCAATACTCGTAAGGAGCTTGGTAGGCGCGGCGTGTTCTGCCAACGAGCCAACACCGACATGACGTTGGGTTACTCGCGCATACATGCGGCTCTCAAGCTGAACTATATTCATAAGTATGGTACTGAGATCCCTCGAGTGAGGGTATCGCGTAAATGTCCGCAGACCATATATGAGTTCCAGCACTACATATGGGGGTCACGCAAAACGAACAAAGAGTATTATGGAGACGAAACAAACAAGGCACGTAAGAAGGATGACCACTTCATGGATTGCTTGAGGTACATCTACAACGCGGACCCGAGGATTATAAACCAAGAAGAAGAGGATGACGATCCAGTGAAGTTTGAAGGGGAGTACGTAAAATATCCATCTGCTTCAGCTAAGCCTGGTAGTTATCACAACTTGATCGAAAGATAGTGGAGGATGTATGAGGATCAGATTCCAGAAGGGGATCTACTATGATGAGTCTGTGGCGTCGGGTGGAGCAACATTTACAATCGTATATGAGTAGGAGATATTGATGGCCAACGACGACAGACAATACGTCCCAAAGAGTCAAGAGATGAAGGACCCGTTCGTAGAGCATGTGGTTGAAGAGTTCCAACGCTACGAGGGGTATCATTCTGATCGGTGGGAGAAGGCTAAGAAGGCAATCGAGAGGTGGCAGAACAAGCCGCCCATTAGGAGCAATGACTGGCAGAACGCTGTTGCCGTGCCTCTGATGATCGAGGGTGAGCAGACTATCACTCCCAGGCTCTTCACGGCTCTCTTCCCTACTGATGCACCTCTCGAGGTACATGTCGAGGGGGATGAACCTGAAGAGCAGGGTATCCGTATCAAGGGCATCCTACAGCACTTCTTCAGGGTAGCAGACGTACAAGGGGAGGCTGTGCCATGTTTGACTCAGAACACCCTCATTGGAACAGGCTACCTAGAAACAGGGTCTTGGTTTGTGAAGAGGGGGTATCAGACTGGTAAAGACGGTAATCGATATTACACTATGGTCGAGTCTCGTCCTAGCTGCCGTTGGGTTGACTTCTTCGAGATCTATCCCCATCCAGCTAAGAAGCGTATGGATGATGGACTTGCTATCATAAGACGACGGTATATCGACGGGGAAGAGCTTAAGGCGTTGGCTAAGGACAGCCGTTGGCCTGCTGAAGAGCTGCTTAAAGCATTAAAGTCCAAGCCAGTTGAAGGTACCAAGAAGGAGTATGACGACCAGAAGGAACGTCAGTATGAGGTCCTTGATTACTGGGGCCCTTGGGACGAGGAGATCTTTGAAGAGGGCAAGATCAAGACGGTTCAAGCGGTTCCTTGTTGGGGTATCGTCATCAACCGGACTGTTAAGATCAGGAAGATACCCAACCCATACAACCATCAAATGCCTCCGTTCTGTAAGACCAAGCTATTTGAGTCTCCTGAGACATCTTGGTTTGGCGTTGGGATAGGCAGTATTGGTGAGGCAACGCAAGAACGCATTAACAAGATCGTAAACCAACGGCTGGACAACGTTGACTTGGTACTAAGCAAGACTGGTTGCTACAATGCCAACGATCCGCTGATTAACAAGCGGAAGCTAGAGGTAACAAGACCAGGCAAGATGCACGCATGTTCTGATACTATCGCTTCTATACGTTGGATGGATATCCCGGATGTCACCTCTTCTTCGTACAAGGAGGAGGAGATAGCTAAGAACGACTTCCGTGAGGCTACTGGTGCTGTTGCAAACCTGATGCCTGAAGTGGGCTCTGAACACAGGACAGCCATGGGTATCCAGCTCCTACAGGGCGCAGCTGGTATGCGGTTCCGTCCAGTACTCAGGAAGCTAGAGATGGACCTCATTCAACAGACAGCCATGTTTTTCTTCTCTAATCTTAAACAATTCATGACAGAGTCTGAGTGGGTTCTTATTACTGGTAAGAATGGTGAGCAGAAGCCTATCAAGATTACACCTGAGCAGATACAAGCCAAGGTGTTCTTCGTGCCAACGGGCGTGTCTGAAACCATGAATAAAGAGACACAAGTCGGTCAGCTGTTACGCTTTAAAGAAGTGACTGCCCAGGACCCAACGGTGAACAGGCAGGAGATAAACAAGAGAATAGCAGAGCTTATGGGCTTCAAGGATGTCAACAAGCTGTTGACGCCCATCAAGACTCCAGCTGGATTGTCATCTGAAGAGCAGCTGCGAATACAGCAGCGGGTGGGGGAGGGCGCATCTCCTGATGACATTAAACGAGAGATGGTAGGGGAGGTTCCAGTTGAACGAGGAGCAAGCCAAGGCGGTCAGGGAGTCTAGTGTTTGGGAGTTGGTTAAGGGTGAGTTGCAGTACAGGATAAGTAACTCACTACAGGATTTGAGACGTGTGAAGTCTGAGAAGTTACAGGCTATGCAGTCTCGGTTGAGTGTACTTGAGGAAATATTAAAGCTACCTGACGACGTAATTGAGCGTGAGGAAGCGGGTGACAGACCGACCTAATATAAACGGGTCTTTCGGATGGTTGTCCGTTAAACAACCGAAGAGGTGATATATGGCTGAAACGCCTGCGTCAACACCTGTAGACGGTAAAACACAGGTTCCGGTTGGGGACCCGAAAGATCCCCTTACGCCTGATCCGGCGAAACAGGATATGGTTCCTCATGCAGCGCTACACGCAGAGAGGGAAAAGGCCAAGTCTTTGAGAGATGAAGTAGACGCTCTTAAGGCAGCTATGCAGGGAGGTCCTGGTATGGGGCAGCCCGCGCCTGGTCAGTTTGCACCGCCACCGCAAGATAATGGCGCACAGGCTGTTGGTCGGCAAATGGACGAACTATGGGAAAATGACCCTAGACGGGCCATGCAGACGGAGGTTCAGATGGCTCTGAACTGGTATGACAAGTCGAACGCAGCAGCGGATACGCAGGAGATGGATACGGCAAAGAAGCATGTGGACTTTGATAAATACCGAACAGATGTACGTCGGTATCTACGCACGCTTCCTATCGCGTCTAGAAGTGCTCCTGGTGTAGTCGAGGCAGCGTACTTTTATGTCAGAGGTCAGAAAGCTGATGACCTTGTTAATCTCTCGAGAGAGGAATTGATAACCAAGATCAGAGCAGGAGAATCTGTGCAGGGTTTGGAAGGTACTTACTCTGCACCTGCTTCTACACCTGCTGGCGACCAGAAAGCAACCCCCGATCAAGAGAGGGCTGCGGTAGCCATGGGTATGACGGTGGACGAATACATGAAGAACGTTAGGTAATGACATGGGTATATTTACAAAAGGAATAAACCCCGGCGCATATAGGGGCAAGCTAACTTGCCCTGTGTGTAGCTCAGAAGGAGTAAGGTTCGTTGAGAACATAGGTCGCTTCAGACAGCGTTATCGTTGTCGAAAATGTGGCCTACCGTTTCAGTACGATGTTTCCAACACGCCTGATCCTCGTGCAGCTATGGCTCATCCGTATGCACCGTTCACCAAGAACAAGTGGCGCAACATAGTTGATCGCTACGCGGGAGCACAACAAAGGAGAAAATAAACATGAAATACCATTACGATCTAACGCAAGCTGAACCAATCATCAGGGATTATCCTATTTACCATGCTACAGATGTTGTGAAGGGTGCCGTCGTTTCGCTAGAGGGTGCCATTACGAATGCGGAGAATAGAATGTTCCTGGGACTTACAAACGTTGGAGCGATGGATAATGTTGTTGGTGTATCGGCTGAGTTGTATGACGTATCGGCTCATATTAGTAATACTGGTGCGGTCGCAGCTTCTGCGTCTGCTACTGGTGTGACTAACTACATCAAGGTCATCATCAATCCTATGGCTGTTTGGCTTGCTGAGTATTCGCAATTAGCTGCGGACGATACAGTGAACACGTCTGCTTCTGCTGATGGTAAGGATGTGACTGCTACGTTCACCACGGACAGAGAAGGTGATTGGATTTATGTTACCGATCTCGGCTCGTCTGCTGGTGGTGCTGGTAATCTCTCCCAAATCGGCTTAAGCAATTCAACCACAAGCGTTACTGCTGTGACTAATCACGACGATAATCTGAGTGCTATCACTACCTCAGATACGTTTATCTGCGTGAATGGTGTATTCTCTGCGATTGCGGCTGGTGGTTCACTTGATTTGTCTGCCTTGGGTGATACGTTGTCTGGTGTGGCTGTGGCTGGTCATGGTGCGATTGTAGTTCTACAGAACTATATTCAAACTGCACAAATGCCGTTCGAGCCTCTCCGTGTAGAGCGTCACTCAGGTATCAACTTCAACGCTGGTGTAGGTGTGCATCTGTATGCTGATGTTCATCTTTCAGATCACCTCTTGCTTGGCGCGACATTGTCAACCAGAGTGATCACTTAGTATTCAAGGAGGTAAGAAATGGGAATTGTTAATTCAGAGAATTTCGGATACCTTAGAAAATAGGGTCTCTTAATATGAACGCATCGAAACTCAAAACACTAGATAAGGAAATAATCAGGCTGTATGTTGAGGGCTATAGTCTTACAGCAGTCGGTCGTTTTCTTGGTATTGGGTCTTCAGCGACTGAATATCGTCTGAAGATCAACGAGATTCGTTTGCGTTCTAGGTCAGAAGCTGGTAAGCAACCTAAGTCTGAAGCTCATAGGAAATCATTGAGTCAAGGGCGTATGGGCAGGTTTACTGGTTCTGATAATCCTAACTGGCAAGGTGGTAAGGAAACTGAACGACAGAAGAGGGTTTCGGCTTTGAAGCGGAGCCCTGAGTTCAAGCAGTGGAGGAAAGATGTGTTGGCTGTTGGGTACTGTGCAAATTGTGGTACAGACAAGCAGCTTCAGGCACATCATATTCTTCCTAAAGCTAAGTTTCCCCACCTGACTTTTGTGGTTTCAAACGGCATGTCACTGTGCCGTTCCTGTCACAAAAGAGTCCACGGAGTTAAGATGCAAGAGGGTGAATTGCTGGGAAGTCCAGAACGGATAATCAGCAGCCAAGCGGAGGCAGGAATGCTTCCGAAGGTTCAACGACTAGAGGCCGAATCCAGAACGGATAGTAATGCCTCCACGAGCTCCCTCCCCGTAAGGGAAGATATAGTCTGAGCTGCATGGGAACATGCAGAGTTGGGATAAAGAACCCAACGCTTAACACAACTGATTAGACCCAGGGCTCGATTAACGGGGCCCACTACGGATCAAGATTGGTCTGTAGTTAAAAAGAGGATGAATTCAGGGAAGTCCCATTGGGATAATCCTGAGCCAAGCCAAGGTGTAGTCCTTGGAAGGTGCAGAGACTACTGGAGAGCGGTACACCGTTCTTAATAACCAGCACGAGCGTCCTCCGCTAACGCGATGATATAGTCCGACTCTCACAGCAATGTGAGTCAGATAAGCCGAAAGATCTTTATGGACGAATACAATCTCCCTGATAGTGTGATGGACCAACTGTACGGTGTGGAAACATCGAGCAAAGCAGTTGAGTACGATTACGCTCTCGGGGGTGTTGGTGATCTCGCAGAGTTCGACGGTACTGTAGGGTACACGGACTTTGAAGGTCAGTACAGGGTCTCTTACACTCACAAGGAGTGGGTGAGAGGTATGAAGGTTGAAAGGAAGCTCGTAGATGACGACCAGTATTCCGCCATCAATAAGCGTCCTATGGCGTTGGCTTTAGCAGCCAAGCGTACAAGAGAGAAACATGCGGCATCAGTGTTCAACAATGCGTTCAGTACGAGCGTGTTCGCGGGCGGTGATACGTATGCTCTGTGTGCGTCAGCTCATACGTGGAACGGTACGACTACTACGCAATCCAACACGGGAACGTCTGCATTAGGTGCAACGTCACTGGCAACCGCAAGGTTGGCTATTCGTGACTTCACTGACGAGACGGACAACATGTTGAATGCGCGTGGCAGTTTGTTGCTTGTTCCACCTGAATTGGAGCAAGTTGCCTATGAAATAACTCAAAGTGACAAGGTGGTTGGGTCGGGAAACAACGATGTCAACTTCATCAAGAGTCTCAGCTACAGGGTTGTGGTCTGGGATTACTTGTCTGATTCTAACAACTGGTTCCTTATTGATAGCAAGTATGCCAAGTTGTTCCTTAAATGGTTCAACCGCACGCCTGTTGAGTTCAACAAGGACAAGGATTTCGATACCTACATCTCCAAGTGGAGTGTGTACAATCGTTATTCTTACGGCTTCTCAAGCTGGACCTGGCTGTATGGATCTAACGTGGCGTAAGGAGGGCTTACAATGAAGAAGCTGTTTATACTTCTAGTCGCCCTTCTTCTGTCGTGTTCTGTTGCAGGAGCTGTTGACAGCTCTGGGGGACATGAGGATGGTGATACCGGATACAACAACCTAGAGTTGTATGGTTATGCTAGCGGTACGACTAACGTGTTATTGGTGCAGGATAGCAGTGGGAATGTGATCTTTCGCATCCCCAATGCTTCGACTGGTATCATCGAGACCTATGGCTTTGGGCTTGGTAGCTATGTAATGGCTACTGGGTCTGCTATTGCAGCCAGAGCTGTCGGTGGTACTAACATCACATTCGCAACGTCTGCGGGGTTGTATATTAACTTCCCTGACGGATCTGGTGCGTCGGCCTATGGTACAGGAAGTGACTTGAATGATGATAAGATTGCTAATTCATTCGTGGTTCCTGAAGACTACAGCTCAGGCGGTACTTTCCAGTTTTATGTTGGAATGGACTCGCTTGCTCCTGCTGGTCCCGATCAGACTGTTTGCATGGAAATGTGGGTGCAACCATCTGGTGGTGATGCTGGTGTTGGATACACGTTGTTCGCTACTTCGGCGTTGGTCGAGAACTTGAAGATACAAGAGATCGAATTCGCAACTAGCGGCTTGACTGTTGGTAGCACCATTGCTTTCCGGTTCTGGAGAGTAGAGGACTCTAACAACGCTACGAGAGCTGTTGGGATACATGGATCGAACTTCAAGTACAGCGCGGTGAACTAGATATGTATGGACTCTTGGTTGGTTTGACTATATTGGTGCCCATCTTCTTCTGGGTAGGATTACCCATCCAAGCCTTTTGTAGGCTTGAGAAGGAGGTTCTTCTGCAAGTAGGGGCTATGCTTCTACTCGCATCAATGGTAGCCAAGCCAATCAAGAGCACCATAACAAACAAGGTTTTGATTGTGTTTATGTTGTGGGCTGTGTTCCTTGAGGTAATTCTTGTTAAGGGGCAGGGCTGGTCAGTACTGGCGATCATGTATCTAGCTAGTGGGATGATATATATGATAGCGTTCTCGAGTCTCAAGAACATACAGCTTGATAAGATACTGACGATCATCTACTACGTTGCATTCGCTCAGAGCGTGTATGGAATCATCCAATGGTTGAATCTTGATCCGCTTCTACATACGATCGATGGAAGGAGGGCATGTGCGGGAACTTTTGGGAACCCTGTTCTGTTGGGTAGCTATCTGGCTTGTTGTATTCCTTTCTCTTTTCTTTATCTTCGTAGATATGTTGGGGCCTCAGTTTTGCTGCTCGCTTTAGTATTGACCAACGGTATGACTGGGTTTGCAGCCTGTGTGGCTGCGACTCTGTTCTTGTCGTTCTTCATGAACAGGAGACTGTTCTGGTATCTGGCTGCTGCGTCGGCTATAGCTACCGCAGCGATGCTCGTGTTCGGAGGAGGTACTGAGTACATGCAACTCAAGGACAGGATACCTGTCTGGGAGAAGGGCATCATTGGATGGAGGCTCAAGCCGTGGACAGGATGGGGTCCTGGCTCTTGGGGATTCCTCATGAAGTTCAACATGGCTACTGAGGCTTATCACAAGGATGCTCACAACGACTATATCCAGATACTGTTTGAGTATGGCATCGTTGGGTTCGGAATCTTTATAGCGTTTCTATTGTCTGTGTTTCACAAGTTCATTCAGACTACCTGGGACAATCGTTCCATAGTCTTCATGTCGATATTGGTGAGTCTAATGGTATGTGGCGTGGCCCTATTTCCCCTGGAGTATGCGCCTACTGCACTACTGGGGATGTTTGCTGTTGGCGGTATCTACGCCGTAGCTAGTAAAAAGGAGATGGTTAGATGAGAAATGTAGCTGATTTTCTGCTCATGGATGCAACGTCGGTCACAAAGAATGCGACGACATACACTGACAGCGTGAGGTTTGATTTAAGTACTGGTGATGTGGCTCTTCAGGTGACCTCCTCTGCGGGTAGCGTCACTGTTACTCAGCAGTGTTCAAGGGACGACAAGAACTTCTTCGACCCGCTAGACAGCGCTGGTAGTGCTACAGGAGACGCTGGTGGTGCGTTGACATCGATTACTGCTGGTGCATGGGTGGCCTGCTCACCAGTCCTCTGTCCCTACACACGGTTCAAGGTGGTCGAGAACAACGTTGCCACCGCTACTGTCTCAGTTCGCTTGTTCTTTGGCGAGCAGACTCGATAGGAGGATATATGGGATTCAATCAAAGTGGGCCAAAAGTAGATACCTCGCATGTGAAGATCAAGAAGATCGTCGAGGTGCCTACATATAAGGATGTTGAGGTCATTCGCCCAGTCCTAAAAGACAAGGTTGTTGTGGTTGAGAAGCCTCGGTTCGTAGACATTGAAGTCAAGAATCCTGTTCTCAAGGATGTCAACGTGACCAATGCGATCATCAAGAGGAAAGAAGTGATCGTAGAGGTACCGAAGTATGTCGAGGTGGAAGTACAGGTTCCTGTCTACGTGGAGAAGATCGTAGAGGTTCCTAAGTACAAGACGAAGATCGTTGATGTAGACAAGGTGAAGGTCAACGAAGTTGAGGTTGTTGTCGAGAAGGTGATCGAAGTCTTGAAGCCGAACTTCGTCGAAGAGAAGGTCACTGTTGAGAAGCCTATCTTCAGAGATCGTATCATTGACATCATCAAGCCTAAGTACAAGTGCCAAGGCTGTGGTAAGGAGGTCAAGTAATGTCATTCGACAGAGGAGGAGCTAGAGTTAGGCTGGCTGGTGGTCCAGTTAGGTACTACACTGAGTACACCACTACCAATGCATATGTTGAGACAGCGTTTGGTGGAACCGTCAACAGCATCACTATCTCTAACGACTCAAGCTCTGATCCTATTCAGATATCTTACAACGGAGCTATCTTAGAGGGCGAGCTGAAGGCGGAAGAGACGATGACATTCAACGTGTCCACTCAAACAAGCGTGTACATCAAAGGAACTACTGGTGGTGACACTGTACGAATCTGGGGGTGGTAGATGGCATTGAGATCCTGGCTGATCAAAGCATCGGCAACTGGCACTGCTATAAGCAGTGCTACTGTAACTGAAGAGACTCCTACGCCCGCTACTGACGCGGCACAACTTATTTTCACTGTAGCCAACGCCTATGTCTCAGGTACTCTTGAGGTCTATTTAGACGGCTTAAGACAGATAGGTACAACCGACTTCTCTGAGACGGCTTCTACCACGTTTACGATGGTGGTAGCTCCTGCGAGTAATGAAGTCTTAAGGGCATCTTATCTAAAATCATGAGAAAACTAATCCTGCTGCTATCGACAATTCTTGTAACAACGCAATGTTTCGCTGCGAGCCCCAGTGCAACTAAGATCAAGACAGATGTATCGAACTTTGACGGCACGTTGACTGGTGCCGATACCAACGCGCAGTTGGCGTTGGATACGTTGGATGATTATGGGACTAGTTCAGGAACTGATGCCACATTTGGTCAGGTTCAGGTAGTAGGGATCGGGGCCACGACTCCGGGGGATGCTACGTTTACTAATGTCAATGTCTCTGGACAATTCACTGGTCAAATTGGTGGTACGACTGCTAATGATGCTTCGTTCGCCTCTATTGCTATGGCCGACACGGTGATTATTAAAAACTTTGATGGGGCTAATTTGTCCGTGACTGACGGAACATTAAATGCCGCTGCTGCCGCAGGAAATCCCGCAGGTTCAGATGCAATGATGCAGTACAACGATGGGGGCGCTTTTGGGGCTGAAGCTGGGTTCATGTACAACTCATCCACCGACACCCTGACGGCTGTAAATGCTACGTTTGATACAATTAACGTTGATTCTATCGGAGCAACAACCGCAGGGGATGCAACTTTTACCGACCTAAATGTCTCCGCTACTTCAAATCTTGTGACAGCAGTAATCACAACTGCGGATATCAACGGTGGAGCCATAGATGGGACAAAGATCGGCGCATCCGCTGCTTCAGATGCAACATTCACTGATATAAATGTTTCGGGAACGGCTCTGTTAGCTGACGCAACCCTCACCACCGCAGACATTAATGCTGGAAATATAGACGGTACGTTAATAGGCGTATCAAGTGCCGCCGATGCGACACTCACAACCATAGACATAGGCGGGGGTGTGATCGCTACGGACATACTCGATGAAGATGCTATGGGTACGGATTCTGCCACAGCACTTGCTACTCAACAGTCTATCAAAAAGTATGTAGATGATAATGCTGGCGGATTCACCGCTCTTGACGACATAGCCGATCCTGATGCCGTGACCTCAATATCAATGGATGATAATGAAGCTATTACGCTTACAAGTGCAGAAGATACGGGAACAGTATTGACGATTGATATGACAGACAATGATTTGGCAGGAAATACATTCGGACTTGATATTATTCATAAAGGAACCGCGAACTCTACATATCAATTTATGAGGTGTTACGACAACGCCACCGATTTGCTTTTTTCCATAACATCAAACGGAAACGTAGACACTGAAGGGACACTAACCACAGGAAGCTGGATTTTAGATGAATACGGACTTATAACTATCGAAAAAACAAATTCAGATACAGCGTCAGCCGCACCAGATATAACTATGAGGAGATCAAGAGACGGAACGCCGACAGATGATGTATCGGATGAAGATTATCTAGGCGAAATCTATTTTAAAGGGTATTACACTGACGAGTATTCAACAGGAGCGATTATTAGGTCAGTTGTTGATAACACCCCCGGCGAAGATGACATGCCCGCAAGATTGGATTTCCTTGTCTCCCCGGATGGTTCTGACACTCCTGTTTTAGCTTTGAATATAGACGCCGTAGGTGACTTAGATTTTCAGGATGGAAACCTTACCACCACAGGGCAAATCTCTGGTCAAATTGGTGGAACCACTGCCTCTGATGCAACCTTTACTGACGTAAACATCTCAGGGAAACTCACAAGCCAGATCGTCCCATATGTTAATGTAAAAAGCTACGGGGCTGTAGGAGACGGTGCGACAGACGATACCTCCGCTATTCAAACCGCCATTACTGCTTCGAGTGGCAAGACTATTTACATTCCTACTGGAACTTATATTGTGACGAACCTAAGACTGGTTAGCGACCTTGCGATCATCGGTGACGGTCCAGGGTCTGTTTTGAAGATGAAAGATTCCACAAATGCCAATGTAATTACTATGAACACAAAGGATTCTATTGTCATTGCGAATCTTAAAATTGATGGCAACAAGGCCAATCAATCAACCGCCGGAAATGGAATCTATGGTTTGGCGTGTACAAATGTATTGATTGACGGAATATTTGTGGCAGACACCTATGATTCGGGTGTAATCTTTACAGCATCAAGCGATAGGATCACTGTGTCAAACGGATTCTTTACTGATTGCGGAACGGATACTGTGGCAAGAGGTATTTATATAGCAGCAACCACTAACTCTATTGTTAAAGGAAACGACATCAAAGATACTTCTGGTTATGGTTTAACTATAGCTGGTAATAGTGCTTATGCAATCGTTACTGAAAATATAGTTACGACATCAACAAGGTATGATTCAATTATAGTTCACAATTCAGATTTCGTTATAACGTCAAACAACAACTTCTCTGGATCGGGCGACTCTGGAATTGTGTATGAGCTATCCGATCATGGAACCATAACTGGAAACTTTCTCAAAAACAACAAACACGTTGGAATTTATCTTGCTGGATGTTCGTACTGTATCGTGACGAGTAACAACTTGTTGGACAATGGACAATCAGCGAACAATACTTACAATGACATCCAGATTCAAACATCCGGGGCTACTCACTCAACGTATAACATGGTTTCAAACAACACGATGAGGGCAACTCAGGCCAACAAGACAAGGTATGGTGTGAATGAAGCGGACTCGAATCAAGACTATAACACAATATTCAACAACACGTTCTCAGGACAAGTGACTGGAACAGTTAATTTGTCAGGAGCTAATTCTGGTTCTTTAACAAGTCCAATATCGTCTGCGGTGGATGCTACGTTTACTAATGTCAATGTCTCAGGACAATTCACCGGTCAAATCGGTGGTACGACTGCTAATGATGCTTCATTCGCCGGAGTCGAAATTGACAACAGACTGGTTCTTCCTGTGGGTTCAGGAGCAGCCCTAGACACTAGCGGTCAGATCAAGTGGAATGCTGCCAACGGTGGCGTATCTGCGTATGACACCACGTACACGAATG